TAATTTGTAACAGCAAGGAGTAGAGCAAGCAGGCTAATAGAAACCGCAGCAAGAGCCTTGACATGGGCCTCCCTCTCTGAACGGCTTGCGCCTTCCGGCGGCTTCCTGAAACTCATTGCTGTACCTTATCAATTAAGTAGTAGCCCACCCCAATCAGGGCGACTGCCACGAAGGCAATTGCTGCGCCGTACTTGGCGTTAAGCATGAACTCCTGCTGCCGCAGGCGGTGCTCACGCTCCTTCTTCTCGCGCTCCTTCTTGAGTCGGATGCGCTCCATGATCATCTCGTTGTACACGTTCTCACCGTAGTGAGCGATGATCAAAATCTTCAGTTCGTACTCCTGCTTGATCAGCGCCTGCTTGTGCATCGTGATCTGCAAGGCTTCCTGCTCGATGCTGTCGTCGTGCAGCAGTCGTTTAAAGACCGAAGGCTTCTTGTTGGCCTTGTCGTTGGCTAGGCGGTTGAAGTCCCCAAAGGCGCCGTACCACTTGCCGATCTGACCGGCAACATCCTGAATCTCGCGGCCCGTGGCGACGAGTTTCTTAACGGCCCCGAACGCAGCATTCGCCGCTGATACTGCCGCGAGAATGCCGGTGATCGGTTCCATACACTACTTGGTCCCCTTGGCAATGCGCTCGCGTTCCTCAAGCAGTCGAACCTTTACCTGCAACTCATTGATGTGAGTCATCAGTTGTTCTTTAAGAATCTGCCTGCGCTCGGCGCTGATCGGACTGTCAGTCGGCGTACCTTCCTTGGTGATGAGGGCAGGCATCTGCCCTTCGATCTTGGTCAGACGCTCAGAGAAGGATGCTACTTGACCAAGTAGCCAAGCAAGCGCAGCCACCACGATGGGGATGACTGCCTTGAGTACGTCTGACCATGCCATTACTGCACCTGCGTTTCGCCTTGAGCGACTTCAGGCACCGGCACCTGCGGCGTGGCCTGCGACTGGATTTCCGCGATCAACGGGAACACTTCCGAATACGGGCGGGTGCCCAGGTATTGCAGGATGCCGTTGACCAAGCCGAGGGTCAGTTTGATTTCAGTCTTGTCGTTCATGGGTTTCCTTTCAAATTAAGCCGTGGCCCACGGCAGGGGGGTATTTTGCGGGGAAACGGGGGGCGTGATCATGGAGTTGATCTGCCCTTGCACGTTAGCCTCAAAGTTGGCAACGCCATCAGCGCCCAGTGCAGCCTGCACCCACCCGATGACTTGCGCCTGGGTGAGTTGACTGTAGGGCGTGAAGGTGCCTTCCTGCACGGTGAATTGGGAGTTGCCACCGATGGATGCGGTGTACTGCCCGTCCACGCCGGTCAGCGTCCACAGTACGTTCACAACGAACCCCGGCTCGGGGGTGTCGAGGGTGTACATCTGATCAACAGTCCATGTGTAAGTCGTAGCCATTTTCAATTTCCTTTCAAGGTTGAGTCGGCCAGTTGATGTTGTCGGGGAAACCCGGTTGTTGCGGGATGTCGCGCAGCGCCTGACGATACGCGGCCCACTTGTCTTTGGTTGCCTGCGGAGAATCGGCGGCGTGAGTCCAATCGGTTGCGGCCAGAAGATCGTTCCTGCGGCTACGGACGCCGCTGCCCTTAATTGCGGGCAAAGCGGCACGGTCCGCTTCAAAGATTCGGTAGTCTTCTTCAGAAAACTCAACGGTACCGTCAGCAGTGGCTTTATAGAGTTTCATGTTGGCTCCTTACGTCTTCTTCCAACCCCAAAGGCGAAGAGTGCCCGTGGCTGTCCAAGCAGATGTAGTGTCAAAAATTCTTATCCCGTTCAAATTCACAAGCGCCCTGTAGCCCCCCGAAAACCAACTTGGGGACGGGAAAGTACTGTAGAGACTCATGGTATTACCCCAAACCCCTTGATATTCGTTGTTGGGGCTTCGGTTAACGTACATATTGAACGAAATATCGATATTAGTTGTGTAATATGCGGCTGAACTAAGAAACCGCCCAGCGTTTTCGTCGGTATACCACCGCACGTTCGTGGTGTTTTCCTCGCCGCCCCACAAGTTACCGCAGTATAAAGAACTGGTAAGGACTGTGGATGAACTGTTTATAAGTCTCCAACCTGGAGCGAAGAAAGAGCCAGTTGTACCAGTAATAACCCCTTCGATGAAATACAAATCATAGGTGCTACTCATCCCGGTCATGTCAATGGTTGTGGCGCCGGAAAACGTATTGGTTTGTATCAATACCCAGTTCCCGCCCCCCGCAGTCTGCCAAGTCGGAGCAGAGCCGGAGCCGTTGGAAGTCAGAACCTGACCGGAGGTGCCGTAACTAGCGGAGCCGAACCCCACTGCGCCCGAGTTATTGACAATCTGCCTCGGATTCCCATCCCCATCAGACAGCACGATGTAGTTGCTGAGAGTGCGGATGTCGAGGCCACCTTGGTTGCCGGAGTAGGAACCGATGATGGTGTTCTTGGAGCCGGTTGTCATTAAACTTCCGGCACCGTCCTGAACGCCACTCACACCAGCGCCAATAAATGTATTGGAAACTCCAGTTGTTAACGCAAAGCCAGATTTTTGTCCAACACAAATGTTGTTGTTCCCGGTCGAGTTGTACCCGGCTTGCAAACCAATCATTACTTGGTTTGCAGCAGTTGCGCTAGAGTATCCGGCCTGTGTGCCTACAAATACATTGCTTGCCCCCGTCGTATTGCTATACCCCGCTTGATAACCAACTGCTGTGTTGTTAGAGGCGGTGGTGTTGGACTTCAGTGCACCGGCACCAAAAGCGGTGTTGTAACTTCCGGTTGTGTTTAAGTGCCCTGCGCCATAACCACCTGTGTCAATACCACCGGCAAAAGAGTTGTAAGAGCCAGTCGTATTGGTATAACCGGCAAACGTGCCGCCAAACAGGTTGTATACGCCGGTAGTATTTCCAAAACCTGCCTGAAGACCGATTGCCGTGTTGATATTGCCCGTGGTATTTGTGTACAGCGCCTGATAACCAACCGCTGTGTTGTTAGAGGCGGTGGTGTTAAACCGGAGTGCAGATGTGCCAATCGCCACGTTATTTGCGCCGGTAGTCGTGGCATACAAGACATCAATGCCGACACCTGTGTTATTTGCGCCGGTAGTAATCCCGTATCCGGCATTCTCGCCAAATACTGTCAATCCAGAAGCCGAAGTGGCCGAATAACCGGCTCTTGCGCCTACTGTTGTGATCCCGCCCGCGCCTGTATTGCTAAACCCCGCTTGATAACCTACGGCAGTGTTGTTAGAAGCGGTGGTATTTTTTGCGAGTGCCGCCACACCGACTGCGGTGTTGGCGGAACCCGTAGTGTTACTCTGCATCGCAGAAAATTCACCTCCCGGAACACCGCCGCCTACAGCCACGTTATTCCCGCCAGTCGTGTTGCTGTACAGGGCTTGATGCCCAAGCACCGTCAGGCCCGTGGCGGTTGTGCTCAGGTACGCCGCTTGGTAGCCGATGGCGGTGTTGTATGAGGCGGTGGTGTTAGAAACAAGGGCTTGCAAACCAATTGCTACGTTGTTTGCACCTGTAGTATTCCCAAACAAAGGTGCATAACCAATTGCTACGTTGCTATTGCCCGTGGTGTTTTGACGCAGAGCAGTATGGCCTACTGCTACGTTGTCGCCCCCAGTTGTATTTGTGTATGCCGCCTGATAACCAACCGCTGTGTTGTTGTTGGCAGTGGTGTTTGAGGCAAGCGACTGATAACCAACGGCCGTGTTATTAGAGGCGGTTGTATTGTTTAGCAACGTAAACTGACCAACGCCAACATTGAAACTGCCGCTAGTGTTGCTCAACAAAGCCTGATAACCAAACGCGCTGTTGTTTGTTCCGGTGTTGTTTGCAGGCGTAGCGGAGCCGCGCAAAGCAAGAGACCCAAACCCTTCGTTTGTATTGCTTAATATGTTTAGACCGGATTGATAACCAACAAAGGTGCTGTTTGTTCCAGTCGTATTGCTGTACCCCGACTGATAACCAACAGCAGTGTTGTTGGAGGCGGTGGTGTTGGAGAGGAGTGCCGCCCTTCCTATTGCGGTGTTGTACGCGCCGGTAGTGTTAGACTGAAGTGCACCCGCGCCAAAGGCTGCGTTATCTGCTCCCGTTGTATTGGTGTATCCTGCTCGATATCCAACGGCGGTGTTCAAAGATGCCGTTGTATTTGCAAAAAGCGCCTGCATACCAAGGGCAGTATTTTGACTACCGGTGGTATTGACTTGCAATGCTCCCGAACCCGTTGCAGTATTGGCTGAACCCGTGGACGCATTAAGCGCGCCGCGCCCAATTGCGGTGTTATCGTTTCCTGTTGTTACTGACGATAACGTGCTCTGTCCAACGGCAGTGTTAAATATGCCAGTCGTATTCGCTGTCAAAGCGCCTGCACCCACCGCAGTATTGGATGCCACAGCACCCGCGCCACGGCCTACGGTGAGTCCTTGAATCGTTGCGCCGGGGACGACTGACAGCAGGCTGCTAGTCAGGCGCATTTGTTCGGAGTTGTTGGCGTACCATGCCCAGAAGTTGTTGCCGCCACCATATGCATAACGCGAAAGAGTGTGCGTAGCAAACTTCACATCCCAAAACGGGTTTGCACTTCCGTCTGTGGTGACCAACTGGTCAACGTAATAGTTGTTTCCGCTGTCACCGATACGCATACCGCCTGACGCATTCGTGGCGAATACGGGGACAACTACATTCAAACGCTGTTGGCTGTTGCTACCACCAACCGACAAATTCGTCCCGTCGAACGTCAGCGCACTCCCCGTGGCAAGCGCACTGCTAGACGATGCGTAAACAACACCGTTTGCGGTGAAAGAAGTCAAGCCCGTGCCGCCATTTGTAGTGGCAAGCGTTCCCGCCAGGGTGACTGCGCCGGAAGTGGCAGTTGAGGGGGTGAAGCCCGTCGTGCCTGCGCTGAAGGTCGTTACCGCCACACCAGACAGGGTGCTCCACTGAGGAGCCGTTCCCGT